TGGAATAGATCCCTATCTGTTTATTTCGTAAAACTTCCTCAAGTTTCGCCAGGATCTGCATCCTATTCTTTCCGTTGGTATTAAAGCCGGCCTTCTGCTCATCCCCCACCGGACTATATCCAAATAAGTGAAGTCCCCTAGATTTTGGGTGGTATATTCGAGGATAATGTAGATCCCTTATCTTAACAAGAGTAGCATACCCAAAGGAATTATTCTCGGGACAGAGAAGGGCCTCATTGTACATGGTCCCAATCTCTACTAGAAGCTCGCCAAACCTGTCAGGTGGTATCTTTCCCTTGTACTCGGCGACGACCTCATCATCCGTCACGTCTATTACATGAAAAGCCGAAAAATCCTTGCCGTCGCCGCGAGCTATGTCGGCCGAGACTATATACTGATGGGAAGAAAGAACATGTTTCCAGACCCAGACGTTCCTATCGGCTCCTATCCTATCTATGGGAGGCCTCACCATGCTTCTAAGGTACTCCACCTCACTGGTAGATAGGAACGTATCACCGGAGGTTACAAAGTCACACAGGAGCTCCTGAGCAACCCGACGTCTGGAGCCCAGGTTCTTGGCCTGTTGTTCGAACCACGCCTGGTCGTACTCCGGGTGGACGTCCCACGGAAGTCGAATGGCGTTGAACTCGTTGATTCCGGCCTCGCCATCGGTGTAGATCTGGTGGTACATACCACCCACCCCGTTTGGAGTGGAGATGAGAATGGCGCGGCCGCCGGTCGACAGTGTGGGGTACAGTCCCGTCCACAGCTCGTCGAAGTTCCTGACGAATGCCGCCTCGTCGACTATCAGCAGGCTCAGCGCCTCCGACCTGCCAGCATCATCTGACGTCGGAATGGCCTTGATTGATGAGCCGTGGCTGAACTCCACCGACTGTCGATTGTTGGAGACGACATCGGGCAGAACCATCCACTTGGGAAGTGCCTTGAGTATTCCCTTCACCTTCTTCATAAAGTTAACGGCAATGTCGAGCTTGTTGGCGATGATCAGGATCTTCTTATCCTTGTGAAACACGGCCAACCAGACTGCGAATGATGCCGTCAGCGTGGACATGCCGAGCTGTCGACCCTTCAGGACCACGTTGAACCTATGGTCCAGGAACTGCTTAATGCACTCGTCCTGAAATGGGTATGTCCTGAATGGGATGGTCCCCCGCGACGTGTGGACAATCTTGGCGTACTGATTTATAAAGTACAGGGGATCCTTTCCGCACTTAATAATCTCTTTAACCTGTCGCTCCTTATTAATAGCCACGGCTATCCTATCTCAAAAACAGCCCGTCGTCGATAGTAGGCCCTTCTTAATGGGGTGTACTGGTTAAAGTAGGTCATCTCCAAGGAGTCGTCGGACGACACCTCCGACAGTTTAAGGGCACCGCCAGTCATCTCCTTAAAAAGTTTCTTGATCTCCTTGGACCTTGTATTGATAATTTCGTCGGACTCGCGGTCCAGTTCTCGACGCTGTTCGTGCAGGGACGACTCGCTGGCAAACGTCACGATCGTGGTATAGGTCAGCGCGAGGGTGGTGGCGGACGTTAATTTGGCCTGGATACTACTGGAGGCCGACTTAGGTGTGGATGTCTTCCCCCACGTGTCATTAATTATCTGCCCAATTGCGTCAGTTTGTCTTACAGAAAGCATAGCGTGTCTCCTTTGATATATATCACATTGCTAGTCATTGAATCCCAAAGGAACCCTATTTCTTTTTTTCATGGTGGCGATGACGTCGCTCTTAGATGGGCGCCACCCGTCATTCCACATTTCTGCCTTAGAATATGCCCACTGGTTGGCGCACCACTCACAGCACTGAAATTTTTCATAGGTGTACATGTCGGGTGCCTTGTTCATGACGATGTCACAGACAGGACAAAATAACGGAATGTGATAGCTCACCTCCCTGGGCTTGATGACGTAAATATTATCGTCCAGCCGAAGCAACAGCCTATCGGTGTCAAGTGGTTCCCACTCAGTCTGTTGTGACATGTGAGTCAGCTCCTACCTTGTTAATTTCAAGGACGTTGTCGGTGACATCCTTGATAGCATCGACGTGCGTAATAACCAAAATATTCCTAAACCACTTTTTCAGGGAAACAAGCAGCTGGTTGCACGCAGTGACCTTGTTCTCGTCCAAAACACCAAAGCCCTCGTCGATGATTAACATGTCGGGCTTGGGAAGGGATGAGACGTTGAGAAGGGCCACCCTGATGGCCAGGGAGCTGATCATCTTTTCCATACCGCTGGCCAGCTCGATAATCCTCTTGGTGTCCCCATAGTCTATGAAAATATCCATGCTGTTGACTGTTGTAGAGTCGAACTCGATCGTAAAGTTAACGACGCCGTTTAAAATCTTAGAAATTTCGCTGTTGATTACTGGAAGCTGCGACTGGATAATCTGGGCTGGAATTCCACGCTTGGAGACGGCCTTCATAAAGCTCTGGTAGATATTCCACCTCGATCTCAGTTCAGAGTACTTTGTCTTCTCACTCTTAATTTTTTCCACTAAGGATTTATTCTCGCCCATCGCCGTGGCAGCTGATATTCGACTGGCATCAATCATGTTAATCTGCTCCTCAAGCTCGACTATTAGGTCTCGTAGTCCCAGGATCTCCTGGTCCACATCCCCGTCACAGAGGTTGTCCTTCATTTTGGCCAGGTCGTCGCGTAGATGGTTTATCCTCTCTTTGTGGCTCTTCAGCTCAATTTCCAGTGACCTAATCTCCAGCTCGATCTTAGAAATTGAATTAGTGTACTCGGTCTCCCTGGAGAGCAATCGCTCGTACTTAGAAATTTTACCCTCGATATCCTGAGTAATGGATTCATCGAGCGAGGCCTGAAGGACTCCTAATTTTTCCATCATCTCCGATATCTGAGAGGACTGATCCTCGATCAAAAGCCTGTTCTGGTGGGAATTTTTGATAAACTTGCAGCTAGGAAATGTGTCTCCGCAGGGTACGTCCTCCAGTATTTTAATTGATTTTTTTCTAGCCTTGTAGGTCAGCAGCTCCTTTTCATAAGTGTGCCTAATCTTAACAATAGACTCCTTGAGGCTTAATTGCCTTTCCAAATCATCCCTTAATTTATCAATTGGAAATTTTAACTTGACCTCCGTTATCTTCTCGAGTTTATCGGTCGCAGCCTGAAGGCTCGTATTGTTCTGGCTCAGCTCGGCCTCCTTGGCGGCCACTACACTGTCCAGTTCTTCAATAAGGTGCGTGACCCTATTCAGGTCGGCCTGGGTCACGACGCTAGTGGTGTCCAGGGTTGAGAGTCGATTCTTCAGCTCGAACAGTCTCGACCGATCGCTGGTCAACCTGTTCTTTAGGTCGTTTATTTTCTCCCTCAGCTTCCTTCTCACCGCCTTTTTTTCGTTTAAGATACTGTCCCAATCGCGGTCCGGTGCCATTTGTAGCTGTACCTTGATGTCAGTGGAGTCGTTCTTGGCATACTCGAATAATTTTTCGAATATGGTCAGGTCCAAAAACTTTGCCAAAGTTCTTTTTCGATGGGTGGCACCCTCCTGGATGAATCGATTCATCTCACCCTGGGAGGCGAATGATGTCAGCAAAAAGTCGTCAGCCGATCCGATCATCTTCCTGATCGTCTTCTCGGTCATCGTCCGCTGCTCACCAGTCTTGTCGACAATCGTGTCCCCATCCTTCACGTTGTAAAGGTTGAGGTGAGTGACACCGTGCTGCTGTCCCCGACGGTTCTCATTCCTCACCGTCTGTCGCTCAATTCGAAAGTTCTCGCTGTTGACGGTAATGTCTGTACGAACCTTGCAAAAATTCTTTCGTCCATTTATTACATACAGGTTCTTAATAGATCCCCTGTCAGTCGTGTTAAACAGGTTGTACATGATGGCACCAACAATGGATGATTTACCGGATGCATTCGGGGCAAATATGCCCGTAATTCCCTCGAATTTTTTAAAATCAATTAAGTTAGAGGCACCAAATGAAAAGATATTGTCAAATTCCAGCCTATTAATTGACCATTTGACATTGCGGGCCACATCGTCGGCCTTGGCGGCCATTCGGATATACTCCGTCAGCATCTCCAGGATTAGCTGCCACTCCTTCTTGGTGTGGGCATCGACGCCCAAAAACTCTTTAAACAATGCCAGGTGGGTGGCAGCATCCCTGAGGTCCTTCTTAAAAAGTGAGACTGCCTCAGTGCTAATGACGTTGGTGTCAAAATTATCAGTGTACTTAAAGACGACCTCAGTCGCGGAGTAAAAGTCCTTAAGCTCATTCTGAAGCTGGGCGACCTCGACCTGAGGAATGGGATCTGACGCCTTGATCCTAAACCTGGATCCCGTCGGAAACACCTTACACAGTTTAAGGGTCTCCTTGACGGTGCCTCCCCAGTCGATAGTCACGAATGGATTGACTGGACTAAGGGCATGAAACTCGACATCAAAGTCGTCCCTGTCGCGGATGGTCCAGAACAGGAAGCCCTTCTCGATGCTCTCGCCATAGTTCTGCTGTATGGTACTACCACAGTAGGCGACGGTCTTGTCATCATTTAAAAACTGTGGTCTGTGGATATCTCCCAGCATCACAAAATCGAAGCCATCAAAGAAACTAATGTCGGCCTCGCCGTCGACCTCCCAGTTGATATCTGTCAGTGATCCTCGCACCGCACCGTGATAGAGGGCAATATTGATCCCGTCAGAAGATTGGGGAGTCACGTCAGGCCACCCCTCCTCGTCAAAGCAGGAAAAAACTGCCCAGTTAAACCCGTCGATCCCCGTTGGATAGACACCACTTTTCTTGTAAAGGTGAATTCGATCGCTGTCAAGGGCCGACAGGATTGGCGAGATAGCATCCTGGCGCCTCTTATTGTGTAGAATTCCATCGTGGTTACCGAGGATGACGTGGACAGGACATATCTTGGCCAGGGACCTAAACCACCAGTTTAAATTATCAATAAGTTCCGGAGATATCCCCTGGGTCTTGTTGTGAACAATATCACCGCCAACGTAGATTACGTCGGGATTAAGGGCAGCGGCCTTTTTAAAGAAATCCTCGAATGTCCGCCTGTACTCGGCATGCCTGGTAAGTCCCCTCCAGTGAATGTCAGCAATGTGAATAACTTTTAGTTCTTTTTGCATGCAGTCTATAATATGCTTCTACTACCGATATCGCTGATCTTGTCCATCACGTGTGACCACATATCCCATGGAACGGCCTCATTCAAACAGCGTGAAAAATCATCCCTCGACATCTCGCCAACGTCCGAATGGCTGCCGAGTGGGACCCTAAAAACATTGCATCCAAACGATGATAATTTTCTGGCAATCCTGTCCGACTTCTCAGAGGCATCCGTGTCCAGTGCCAGATAAACGTCTGGCTGTCTCTTGGCTATGGCGCTAAATAGTCTGGACTCGTATGACAGGCCACTGCCTAACAGCGGAATGACATTGTCGCCGGCCTTTATTAAGTCGAATGGACCCTCCACCAGGACAACGGGCTTTGTCCAGCTGATATTTATCTCGTTAAAGATCATGGAGTTTCTGTCAATGTGACAGTTTAAATACTTGGGAACGACGTGATCGTCAATTGCCCTGGAGACCCAGAAATTTAGGTTACCGTCGACATCAAACGATGGGAGTATAACCTTTCTCCTGAACTTGAACTCGTTCGAGACACCCACCTTGAAAAACCAGATATCAGCATCGGTTAACCCGCGAGACCTAAGGTACCTCAGGCATGCCATAAAGTCCGGATCGCTAGAACATGATGTGGCATTTAAAATTAGTGAAAAATCCTCCGGAAGAAAGACGTTAGCAACAACATCACCCTCCTGATGGGTGGACTCCACGCTTAAAAATTCACGAAGATAAATTTCGACGGCCTCAGGTCGGGCAAACTTTTTTAAAAGATAGAGCAGGTTCCTCCCCTTGATTCCACAGACCCAACAGTGGTAGAAATCATTATCGAGCCTTATCGAAAGCTTCCTCTTGGTAGGTGCAGCCTGGCAGCCTGGGCACCGGACAGCGGCGTCCATGCCATCCCTGGAAAGTGTATACTTTCCAAACACAGACCTAATGAAATTTAACTTTTCAGTTATCGACTTCATCATATTATATAATAAACTACAGGAGCTAGGTGTACAACGCGTGTCCGGCCTGACATATCACGTACGCATCGGCCATGTCGGCACAGGCCGGCAACAGTATGGTCTTGCCAACTCGTGGGCCCGAGCGTAATGTCTTCGTCGGCCATGTATAGCCGCAGCCTTCCAGCTCGGTCGAGACCCACCTGATAACCTGTTCCTTGGTGGGATCCCCTCCTTTTTTCTTCGACACAATTTTAAGGCCCACCGATTTTCTAGCCTCATTAACATTAATACTGACAGGTTCTATCCCAAATACTTCCCTCAAGATGTAGCAGACGATCCCGTTAAACTTAGCCAGCGTCATTAGGGTCCTGGCCGAGGAGAGCCCACGACGAAAGACCTGCAGGTTCTCCTCCACGAAGATACTCTCCAAAGACTGTCGTTCGACAGGAGTTAAAAACCCCTCCATAAAATGTCGAACGACATCTGCCTTGGTCCATAAGGTCGGTTGCTTTTTAAGATCTATGTAGTCCATCCTGATCATCTGTCCGGAGGAGCTGGTCAGGCAGACACCGGTGCACGATGTACTAATATCCAGTCCAATATTCATACTGGATTATATCAAAAATCAATCTTAGGTTTAAACAGTAACTTATCAGAGAACCGCTTGACAATAGGTTGCGCAAACTTTGTCTTCATGATAACATTCAGGTTCTCGTCGTGAAAGTTAAGCCCGTCGATATAAACGAACTGTGAGTTGACATCATTGGCATTAAGCGAAGCTGACAGAGCTTGGTACTGTGGATTGGAGGAGGAGTTGAGCATGCCGGCCGGGGCCATGACATTAAATCGCAGGATGTGGATATTCTCGACACCCTTCAGGGATATGGAGTACTGGTCCTTCCCAAAGAATGGAATATTGGGACTCTTGACAATGGCGATCCCCTCGTCATAGATCAGGTTTCCGACGCAGCTCCAGAGGGCGTGGGGGGTCAGGGCATCGGCACGGTAGAGCCCGCCGTTGCCGTTGTCCTTCAGCGTCATGGAGACCTTACCGTCAGATCCTGAGAGGTTGCTATCCGTGATGGTGAACGTCCCAGACTGGACGGCATTGCCGTAGTACAGGTTGCTGATGTCAAAGAACGCCACCTCGTTGGAGGAGTTGTCCCTGGTCCGCTGGAATATGGTCAGGACCTCCCCTGGGTCGACACCGAGGTTCTCAGGGGATGCCCCAAAAATCGTGTCCATGATTGACCCAGACTGTGGAATGAGGCCCGGGCGAAGGGTGGAGGTCGGGATCAGGTCGGACAGGGTGATCAGGCTGTAGTCCAGGATACCAAGGTCATTGACGAACTTGTCGGTGACATCCCCAGGGGAGGGAGTCAGCGTATATG